TAAAGTAGTAGTTCCTTGAAGTACACCACCACCGCCGCCCCCGCCACTTGACCAAGATGTATTTGAACCAGCAGAGCCACCGCCTCCACTAACAATCAAATAGCTTGCACTATAAGTGTTAGTTGCAATTGTGATTGAACCAGCGCCATTGGTGATAGAAATACCACCACAAGCTGTCAATGTTGCACGAGTAAATCCTGAACCGTTTCCAATGTCCAAAGCACCGTTTGCTGGTGTTGTGGTTAAACCTGTTCCGCCGTTTGCTACAGCAACTGTACCTGTTACGTTGGAAGCAGTACCTGTTGTGTTTTGGTTAAGCGTGGGAATATCTGCTGCAACAATTGCACGGAACGTTGGTACGCCTGCAGAACCGTTTGGAGCAGCAAGGAAATAGTTAGCTGTTTTAGAAGCATAAGGATTGATTGAATCCCCGTATGCTGTAGCCAAAGTCCAAGTTTGAGCGGATGAACCGTTAAATGCCGTACCAGAAAGACCAGTACCAGCAGAATGAGAGTTTGCAACAGAACCAGCTTGGCCAGTTGTATTTTGGTTAAGAGTAGGAACGTCAGCAGCTTGAATTGCTGACATAACAACGTTTGTACCATTACCCCTTAAATACGAACCGCTGGTAACTGCACCAGCAAAAGTGTTCATTGAAGTTTGTAAGCTAGTTTGTCCAGAGCCACCATAGCTGGCTCCTATAGCGTTACCGTTCCAAGTTCCGTTAGTATATGAACCAGCCCAAGAAAGAGTATTGGTTGACCAAGAAGCATTACTTGGTGCAACGTTATGGTAATCCCAAGAACCAGCTGCAATTGAATTGCTTAACAAACTAATTTGAATAAATGCGCCGGATTGAGTTGTAGCAACAGTTGTACCAGAATTGTTTTGGATAACAATTGTGCCTGAACTTTGGTTATTGTTAAAAGTAAACAATGCGCCATTAGGCAAAGTTGTTGCATCGGGCAATTTAATAGTTTGACCACCAGAACCAGTAATCGCCCAATTTTGAACAGATGCAGCAGTTAAAGTAATTGCTGTGCCGCTTGCAGCTACAGAAGTAAATCCTTCAAACAAACAATTAACGCTTGCATTACCATTTGGATCTTGAATTACAGCTTTTGCAGCTGGATAGTCCACCCAAACGTATTGGGAACCACTTGAAAAGTTTGTTAGTGAACCGCCATTAGACGAAGCTAGAACAGTGGTACGAGCAAGAGTAGTTCCGCCTGCACCAACTGTTCCCAATCCAATTTCCCAGTTAGCACCAGATTGATCGGCAATAACGTAGTAAGTTGTATTGTTCGCTCCAATAGCTGAACTAAAAGATTGGAATTCGGTTACCGCACCTAAAAGGGTGACAGTGCCAGTACCCGGAGAGGTACAAGATTCCTTAACTCGGTCAGCTACTTTAAAAGTCATGATTTATTTACTTAGCAGTGAAAGCGGATTGACTGAAATATCCTGATTGAAGATTACCTTCAGAATCAGTATGCTGAACAAGAATTTTAACTTCGCCAGTATCTTGATCCAAAGCAAAACCTTCTACAGTACCTTCGATAGGAGCAGGAACAACTTGAACTACTGCATCACCTTTTTTAAATTGAGACATGGTTTATTCCTTATAGGCTGAGTGAATAGGAAACTTGGACAATGTTGCCCGAGTTAACAGGTTGGTTACCGCCAGTAAAAGCACCAGCGGAAAGAAGCGTACCAGCAGTAGAACCGATTGTGTTAACTGCGCCAGTTCCATAAGTAATAAATGCACCAACCAAAGTACCAGCACCAGTCATGGTAAAGCTTGTAGCAGCACTTAAACTAATAGCACCTGCAGAAGCAGTACCAAAAGCTGGAGTCCCACGAGTTGCAAAAGTTGGAGCGTTAGTTGTTCCAGCTTCAAGCCAACCGCTATGTGAAGTCATTGTATCGGCTGCAGAAACTGCAGTATAGCTAACTGAGCTAATCAAACCCATGTAAGGACCAACAACAGTGTAAGCTGATCCTGTCAATGCTGTTTGGAGCATCAAGTTTTTACCAACAGTACAAACTACGTTGTCGATTGTGTCTTCCCAAAGGAGAGTCATATCGTCAGCTGATTTGTAGCAACGGAAAGTGTAAACACCTTCTGCTTGGCAAGATTCGCCCATTCCTGGAGCGATAGCAAAAGAGGCGTTTGTGCCTTCAATTGCGTTCATTTTTTCATTCATCATGTTTTAGTCCTCTAAATCAAAGTTGATAACTGGTTTGCAAACACACCTGCAGTTTGGTAGGTCTCCGGGAAGTCCCCGCACTTCTGCTCCGTACATAGTACCGATTACTGGAGGATCATCGAACGAATATTCATTCCCAGACATTCTAATATGGTCCAACCGAGGTTTTTTACCGCCTCCAGAATGGATCCAAATGAATTTCTTGACCCCCAGTGTTTTAAGTCTAGCAGTGTTTATGCTTTGGTAAGCTTTTCTGGTTTGATCCAGAGCGGTGTTCTTAGCTCGCTTAACATTGCCACGGTACTTTTCTGTGAGGTAAGGAACTAGATCAGCTAATCCTTTACCTGTAGTAATGCTTCGCATCACTTGTCCTTGAACCTCATTGATATATCGCTCGGGGATAACCTTTATGAGGTTTGCTGCTTCTTGTGTGCTTGCTTTAATGACTTCATTGATTTGCTCATTGTAGAAGTCCATGTTGATCGAAAGATCTTTGTCTACTCCTTCAATCGAGGAGGTCAAAGTCAAAGCAGAATTTTTAATGGTTCGCTCGATCATGCGATCGACAGAACTTTTAGCTATTTCATCAAAGCGTTTAGACCATTTACGAAGCAACCAGTTAAGAATAATCCTAGCCTGGCTGGTCGTAGAAGCGTCCATAGCCGCTTTAAAATTAGTTTCTTTGAAAACCTTAACTAATTCTCGTTTGATGTCGTTGTGCATCAATTCAAGAAGCCTAAGAGTGGGTTTCGAGAAATCTACTGCGATCCCAACATTGGGCCGCAGCGTTTTGCCTAGCTTTCCCTTAATGTTGGGTTTGGTCGCCATAGTTAGTCGGGAACTTTAAGGTAATCTCTTTCAGCTAATTCTGTTCCTGCAGGATCTGGATCTTCTTCAAGAATTCCCAACTCATTGTAGCCACTGTTTTTATCAGTAGCAACACGTTGGCGGATGTCTTCGCTTGAAATAGCTCCTGCTTCCATAAGCATTTGATCTGTTTGTGCTTTGGAAAGATTAGTAGCAGCCAATTCTTCTGCAGTTGGTGTGTCGAGTGGCAACCAATTCAAAGTTGTTTCCAAGTTCATTTTCTTGCGGAGTTGTGGCTCCACAAATGCTTTGATAACCAATTGATGATGGCGTTCGGCCAATGGAGTTAAATCATGAGTTTGGATTGATTCCAAAAGCTCGTGATAGCTTGCTTCTTCGTATTCGCCTGTGGAGTTAAATCCTTTTGGCTGAGTACCGATTAGCTTTGTAGCAGGTACGCCCGCGATTGCTGCAACCAATTGGTATTGTGTCATGATCAGTTGATCAAAGTCTGCAAGGGAAGTATCGAATTGTTCGAATTGATCACCTTCTTTGTCACCAAGTTTCACCCCGTAGTTGTCACGGTATTGAACCCATTGTTGCAAACGGCCAATTGCAGCGTTTGAATCCTGCATGACTGCTTCCATATCGGTAAGCCAAACAGTAGTACGCTTGGAAAGAGCAAGCAAAGGTGCTTCGTTTGCAACACGTTCTGCTGCATACACACGCTCCATGATTTGTTGAGTCAATGGGACGCCGCCATATAAATACTGAGGTTTCAGAATATCAACTGGCTCAGCATGACGGAAAATGATTAGGTGGGAGCGATGAACACGTTTACCGTTGATCATCCACCATGTTGGCTCGTAAAAGTGAAGCGTATCAGGTTGACTCGCTGAAGCATTATCTAGCATTGGCGCAGTCCAATATGGATCGACTTGAACAATGCCTTTGTAAGAGCCTGGAGTTACGCCATCGATGTTAAATGGTTTTTCGTAGTATTGAGGGTCAGTAGACTGAACCTTAAACATAGCAACACGAACACCGAAAATTCTTCCTTTGCGGATAAACTCACGCATGTTAAAAGTCAATCGGTAAGCTTTGTCGTATGCTTTAATGATTTTGATTGCTTCCGGAGGTAATTCTTCTCCGTCAACAGAAACTACGTTATAACCTTTGCGAATAGCATCATCGCCAGGCATTGAGCATGCTTTATTTACCAACCAATTTTGAGCAATGATACCACAAAGCTGAGCACCGATAAAAGCTTGGGTGCCATACCAATTTATAACACCATCAGACACAGTGTTATATTGGGCTTCGAACATTTTGAAGTTAGCAATACCATTGCTTGAATCGTCCATAGCGAATTCGCCATGAAGTGCTGGTTGCTTTTTAGTTAAAGCATTGAGTTTGTCTGCTAAGTCAAACTTTTGTTTGTCTGCATCGAATTCGTCGAAAGCATGAGTACTGAATAAGCTTTTACGCTTTTTAGGTTGCTCAGGTTCTTTTTGAACCTGTTCTTTGTTGCCTCTGAACCAATCTAGTATCATAAAATCCTATCCAAAAAATGATCTTTTACGCATTTCACCTGGCAAGTTAGCCATGATAAACGCATCTGCTAAGTTTGGAGATGCAACGTCGCGTTTACTTAAATCCTTTTTGCTTTCAACCTTAACCCGTCCTGCATTATCATAATCCTGTTTCGGCGAAGTGAGTTCGTCGATCAATTGATTCAGGTTAGGCATATTGCCGTCGATGAATATCATATCATCATCAGTGAAGGAATGTCCATTCCTTACGGCATTAAACGTATTTCGGAAGCGATCAGCAATTAACCACCAAGCTTGCGCTTTAACGTTTGAAAAATAGTCTTTGTTTTTAATGCCAGACTTTTTGTAAGTGGAATCAGGTTTGGAAACCGCACCACCTGCAAAGAATTTTTGATGTTCGATAAAAACGCCGTTACTTGTGTTAAGTTCATTAAATTTAGCCCCCGCTGTAGCTCCTACACCAATTGCATCATAAATTACTTGGGCTTTGAAATCCCGTGCTCTTGTCCATACTTTTGTGCAGGATTTAAGCAGTTCATCATCTTTAGCTTTCCATTGCTCTGCATACAAGTTGAGAGATCCGTAGGATTCCACCATCGCGCAGTAATCTTCACCTGCGTCAGCAACGTCGAAACCAATGCGTCTTGAACCAGAAGGAGAAATCCCCAAACCAATATGGCCATCAATAGCGGCCATAACATGGGAACGCTTAATGACAGACTCTTCGTCGTCGCTTTTAGGAGTTCCTTCATAAATGTGAAGGTAATTTTCATAATCCTCCGCTTTGGCTGCCTCAATTTCATCAATCATTGTTTGACTGAGGAAAGGGTTTTCCATGTAATTTATTTGCCGAACTATAGTGTTCGGAGGAGGGTTAGTCACAAACCGCTTGTAAACAAAGTCAGTTGCAAGGCGAGGGTTGAAAATAATCCAATGTTGGGAGCCTTGCTTACGAATAGTTGGATTAAGGATTTCCCATTGCTCTTCGGTGAGCAAATGAGCTTCTTCCGCCCAATGAATGTCAACACCTTCAAGCGATTTAATTTCATCGATGGAACGCCATAAACCGTAGAAAATAAATTCACTGCCGGTATATCGGTTAATGATCTTATTTTCTAGGATTTTGAATCTATACGCTAAGCCAAACCTATTGATCTGGAGTTTTAACAGGGTATAGACTGATTCCTCAATTTTGCTTTGGAATTGCCGGGTGCAAAGTACCCTAATCTTTAAGGTGTTAGCAAGAAAAATTGCAAAGCCTGCAGCATCCCAGGACTTAGAACTTGATCGCCCACCGTGCAAAACCCTGTTACGTGCAGGAGTAAGCCAAAAATCCTTGAGAACAGGATTAAGGGTTGGAGCTAGCTGAGCTATTGCCGTAGAACTCATCGAGAGTTTTTACCTGTTCTGCTTCAGGATCGTTGATCCGTTGCATTTGTTCTTTGTTAGCTTGTATCAATCCCAATGGAATTTTGGAAGCTTCGTTGGCCATATTAGTTAAGCCAGTCACTACCCGAAGGACGTTAGGGTTTTCGTTTATTTCCTCGGTGTCTACTGAATCTAAGTGTTCGCTAGCTAATCGAGAAAGCTTATGAGCATTGCGTGCAGAGTATTCTGCAGCGCTCGACATGTGATCAGAAATGCTAAGCAATCTGTCGATCAATGTTTGGGCATTTACCCTAGAACTAACGGGGAGTGTGTCGAAAGCTTTTTTTGCTTCTACCATTTGGCGTGCAACGATTTCCACAGTTTTTATTCTAGAACTCATTTGCTTTGAAATAGCACGCTGAGTAATGTTGTAATCTTTGGAAATTTGGCTTTGTGACTCCCCATTAAGCAATCGCTCTTCGATCTCTGCCCATTGGTGATCTGTGAGTTTAGATTTACCTGCCATAGTTGTTCAGGAGAATTCCCACCTTATCGAAAATGTACATTATTTCTTTAGAAAAGTATCCTTCTTTATTGTATCCCATTTTGGGATACTCAATCAAGGATAGTATTTTCTTCCACTTTATTAAGTTTACGATTGAGAGCTACTAGGTTTACAACTTTAGGCCATACCTTTTTTGCTGTATTATTTGCTTTTTTGTAGAAGTTAGCTTTGTTGATTCCCATTTCGCTAGCTATAACTTTTACGGGAACTTTTTTGCCTTTTCGGTAAGCTGAACAAATATAAACTGCATAAAAAGCTACCTGTTCATCACTCGGGAGGCTATTCACCACAGTTACTAATGCAGGAAAGTGAGGATTCAAAGGGTAATCCACATCCGGATTAACATTACCTTCTTGCATTACAAAGTTAAAAGCAGGAGGCATACGAGGAGCAAAGAACTTATGTGCACGAGAATAAAGCCAGAAGTTTTCACAAATCTCTTCGAAAATCGGATCTGTAAATCTTCTACTCATTTTTGCTCCTTTTCCTTTTTAGTGCTGGTTACGTTTATCCAGCGCCTCACAAAAAGGAAAAACGGAGGCCGTTATATTTCCACATCTTAACATAACCATCAGTTTTATTCCTTTTCAATTTTTTAAGTTGAATTAGATTTTTAAGCCTAGACACGAAGAGAGACACGCTGTGCATATAAGATATGCACATCAGCGTGTCCTCTCGTGTTTTAACTAGGAAGGACACGGTGAAAGTAGACGAAAATCGACCGTGTCCTTTTTCGTCTCCTTTTTGCTTATTTTGTGAGCGGAGGAAGTTCATAAACACCTGTTTTAACTCGAACAACTTCACCTGACTTAACCATGCGAAGCAAAGAAGTCTTAATAGAATCAATGGCTTGGCCGTGTTCAAACGCATAATCTTCGATCTCCTTGAGCTTAGTAGCTACTCCTTTTTCCTCTAAACATTTGAGGATGGTTACTGTAATTCCGCCTTCTTTTCTACGTGTCCTTTCCACAGGGATTTCGTCGATTCTTTGCGTGATCAAAGTGGTCAACATCGTCTCCTTTTCGTCCCCTTTCCTCTTCAGGATAATCTCTTTCATTTCGAAATTCATTTCTTCGCCTAAAGCAGCATCCTTCATTTT